GTATCACGTCATTGTTCTTGGGGTGTTGAGCTTGGGGAATCCACACCGGCTCAATGAACTGCATCAGGTTCGGTCTGTTCTTGTTCGGTCCAAAGAAGTTCAAGGTAGCCCCGTTGTAGGTCCGGCTGTCCGGCTTGATCTCCATGTTCCCCGCCGTCATGTGGATGCAGGTGCAACCCCATAAGGTGTTGTCGCTGGATTCCAACCTCTCAAGCGCCTTCTCATACCACCCCGGCTCAAAGCGCATGTGGGCGTCTATAATGAGCAGATGCTTCCGGCTGGCCATCGTGGCGGCGATGTGGCGGGCTGGCCCCACCCCAGCTCTCCCGTGGACGGTCCTGAAGACGACGTTCTTATCGTCGAGTTGGAGGGGCTTATCGGAGCCATCATCCAGCACAACCACTTCAGGAAGGTCGCCAGCCGTCTCCCTGATGGAGCGAATTGTGGCGTTCGTTTCCTCTTGGTCGTTCCGGCAGGTGATGCAGATGGAGATCATACTGACCGGACACCGTTAGGGGTTAGCGCCCGTAGGGTTATCTCGCGTGCAATTCTGTGCGCTTTCTCCCGCGATGCTTCCGGCATCGTTGGATAGTCAAACCCCATCACGTCATCTATTTCGGTGAGCGCATCCCGTAGCCGCTCTATTTCAGCAATCTGAGGTGTTTGTAAAAGGTCTCCGCCGCAGTGGGCACAGTATCCGCGCACCCACCATCCGGGGATTTCTGAAGCGCACGTCGGGCATTTATCGCTCACTGCTTACACCTCCTCATCAAGTAGCTCCTCGCAGCCACCATCTCCAGACGTTCCTCCACCAGCTCCTCGTAGCGCTCTTTCTGCTCGGCATCCCACTCGCCGGTCAACTCCCCAAGGGCGGACACTATCTGCTCGTGCTCATGGTCTATCTCGGCCAGAACTTCGGCAACGGTGGATTGCAGGGTGAGTGCGTTCATGGATGTGCTTTGAGATAATCCCGCGTGAGCTTCCAGTAGTCCACTCCCCAGCGAGGATGCAGCGTTACCTTGCCCCGCTTGGGCATGGCCTTCATAACGAGACGCTTGGTGGTCTGCATTCCATTAAGCTGCCCCGGTCGGTCTGGTCCCGTGCGGGAGATGTTGTTGGAATGCCAGCGGTAAAGGAATCCAGCATCCTCTGGACGGCATTCCACCCGCGCTCCACCATGACGATTCGCCAGCAGTCTCCTAAAACCCTTATCCTCACCAGAATTCTCGTGTGGGAACCCACCAACAGAAGCCCATGCCGACTTCCTGAAAAGCGATTGGTTGGTGGCTTGCTCTGCCATCCCAACAATCCTTCCGCTGCGAAGGCAGAAGCGGCGGTCCTGCCGAATCCAGTCCCGGCCTTCCAGCCTGGATACCAGCCATGAGAGGTATCCCGGCAGGATGATGTCGTCGTCGTCGAGGTTGAGAATGAATTCCCCTTCACACTTCTCAATGCACTTGTTCCGAGTTTCCCCGAGGGTGGCCGGTCTTGAGTAGGCATTGATGACGCGCACGCCGGGAGAGCTGCACACCAAATGTTGCCGCTCGTAGGTGTTGTAGATCACCATCTCCTTGCTGGGATAATCTTGCCGGAGAAAGCTCTCGATGGCTTCCTCCAGCATCCCCGTGCGGGCGTAGGTGAGCGTGGCGAGGGAGATTTTCACGACGGCTCCATCTTCACCGAAGGATCGTGCTTGTGATTCCACTCCGCCCAGTTCTCGTTCAGCATGAATCCTTTAGTCGGGTCCGTTTGCACGACAATCCCAATCGTGCCATCCATCTGCGCGGTGTGAACGTAGCCGTCCGTCGGAATCGTCTTCGACTTTGTGATACGCTCCATCAGGCGGCGAGCCGAGAAAGGTGTCACCATGTAAGCTGCCGTGCAGGCGAGGTCGCTGGTGCGAATCAGCCGGGAGATGCTGCTGTTTATCACCTTCAGCTCGCTCGGAGCATACCGCTTGAAGGTGTCCTTGATGAATGGTGACTGCGAAAGCAGGTAGAGGATGTCCGGCTGATCTTGGTGGGACTGCTGAAAGGACCGAATCGCATCAGCCACAAACTGAGCGTTCTGCGGCGGCAGGATGGCATCATCTTCAAGGATGAGCACCGATTGGCCGGTGGTGACACTCAACTTCCAAAGCTCGTAGTTTGAAAGCAGGTTCCCAATGCAGCCTTCCCCAAGCGGAATCTCCAGCGAATCATGCAGCGCGGCTCCACCGCTCACCTTCACGGATGAACCGATTATGGCTGGGAAGATTTCCGCTGAAAGTCCGATTTGAGCGAGAGATGGAATCAGCGTGTTCCTGACATGGAGGTTCCGCTTGGCGAACTTTGAATGAACGCCTTGGCCAAGCTGCGTCACCGCTATCACTCTGGTCAGCATATTGATTTCGGTGGACCCCACTGGTAGTTAATGTCGCCCTTGTGGTGCTCGTCGTTTCCATCCAAGCATAGCTCTGAATGGCCATGCCCAGGGCGATGCGAGCAGTGCTGGTTATGGCGATAGCAGAAGCCGTTTTCCAGATGAACACCGTAGCCGAGCACGGGGCAGATCATCTTGGCAATCACACCCTGAATGATGGCGTCATCCCACCCCTTCGTGATACAGCCGTCTTGCTCCTCGATTCCCCGCAGGTATTCCCGAACAACGTGATGCTTCCAGAGCCGGATACTGCTGGAGTGGTAGTTGGTGTAGGGAGCCGTGGCGATGGTGCGCAGCTTCGGGTCCACTGGCAGACCGTTCTTCCGCATGAACTCGATGGAGTAATCCCACAGCGACGGCGAATAGTCCTCAAAGGTGCAACGATAGGTGTAGTCGTTGGAGAGGATGCGTTGAACAATCTCTGGCGTGATCGGGCTTTGGATGTAGGAGTCATCGTCGAGCCGGATGTAGTGCGTGTAGGGATTCAGCAGCGGATGAACCTGCATCACCCCGCTGAAAAAGCGGCACATCATTCCATAGCCGTAGGTGCCAACACGAGCGTCACGATAACCGGGCTTGTAGCGGTGAATGTGCGTGGAGAAGTCCACCTGCGAGAAGGTGATGTCAGGATGGACCGCTCGCAGAAACTCTTCATCCTCCTTGCGGTAGTTCTCGTGAAAGATGATGACCGGCCACGGTGGAGCAAACTTCCGCAGCAGCTTCAATGAAGCCCGCAAGCACTCCAACCGAGTCCACTTTTGGTGCGACCAGTCCCTCGGGGAAGCCAAATAGACAACGGCGATGCTCACAGTTGGAAGTAGGCTGCGCCCGTGTCACAGGCGATGATCGGCGCGAGGTTCAACTTGTGCTGCTCGCAATATTCCTCCCACGCCTTACGGGAACCGGGAAGAGGGTAGTCGTCCAGAATCATCCCCCCACCCGGAACAATCTTCGGGAAGAGATGCTCAAGGCAGACCTTCGTAGATTCGTAGAGGTCGCCATCCAGTCGGAGCAGCGCAATCGGACCAGTCTCCACAACCGGCACCGTGTCCTGAAACCATCCGACATGGAACTTGTAGCCAGCCCCGAAGCCGTGCTTGGCGAGATTGTTCTTCACGTTCTGCACTGAGCTGGAGCTGACGCCGCTGGACACCAACCGTTCGCGCAGTGGAAGATTCGGATCTACCACGAACTTTCCAATACCCGGCTGGTCATGGTCGTTCGGCCCAGCCATCGGAATCCCTTGAAAGGAATCGAACAGGTGGAACTTTCGCGGGGCCGCACCGTTAGCCTCCGCCATAGCGCAGACCTGAGCCCCGTTGGCGACGCCGCATTCCACAAACGCCCACGGAATCCCACGTCGCACAATGTCACGCGCTGCCAGATAGGTATGCTGGATGCCCTGCTTGGTGGAATACGCCATCGTGGCGAACGCATCAAGCCGACTCAGCGTGCTGCGATTGATGGTGGAGTAGTCAAAGATGGATGCGCTCATGGGATGGAATTGACCAGCTTTGAAATCTGTGGATGACCTTCTTTCAGAAAGAACTCCTCGACGCGCTTGTAGTCGAAGCCTGGAACGCCAAGGAACGGAATGAGCATGTCGGCACGATCTCGCACCGCATCTGTCATGTCCTTGATTTCGGACTCCTTCGTGCTGGTGTATTTGAAGCTGGCCATCGCGCCGGGGGTCTGTTCACGCCCCGAGATGCGATGCTCGCAGAGCGAATGCTGCATGACCGGCCAGATGCGCGTCATCAGCAAATCCTGATCGTCCCCGTGCCGGTCAAGGGAGAACCCGGCAATCATCCGCTCGAAGGAATCCTTGTCAGTGAGACGCCGGAAGATGTCGCCCTTGAAAGAGCACATTCCACCCATGATGGGAGCCCCATGCTGCGGGTGGTCGTTAATGCAGTGCATCCCGGCACCGCTCTTGATGAAGTCCTCCGTCATCAGCCGCTCGCGGGGAATCACCAGCGAGTCGAGGTCGCGGCAAAGCGTGTAGCCAACGCTCTGGTCGAACACCGGCAACATGCGCCACAGCATCGCTTCACAGATGCGCGTCGCAGGCTTCACATGAACGAGCTTCACCAGCCCGAGTTCTGCAAAAGCAATCAGCCGCTCGGAATCCTTGTCGAGATGCAGCGTGCCGTCGTGGTGGATACGCAACTCCCAGCCGGGATAGATGTTGTGGTGCGCCAGAACAGTTGACCGAAGGCCGTTCGTGTAGAGCTTGGCGTGATCGTCTTTACCGGCCCAGAACAGCGAATACGAGACTACGTTTTTCATTGAGGATGCGGAGTGCTGATTGACTTAGAGGGACATTCCTGAAAGGGTTTCTTCAGCGTCAATCATTCGCGCATGTTGGTTGATGTTAGCACCGGGCAGGCTTGTCAGATGGACTGCCCGGTGCGTTCCATCTAACCGCCAGCTTTGGCGGGTGTCAAGCGCGTTTCCTACTTCGATAGCGATAGTAGTAGATCGTCTGCGGGATGTCTCCCTGGGTCTTCAAGAACGGCTGAACACGCTTGCTGAAGTCGTGGTCCTCCCCAAAGCTCTTCTCGGGGAATCCAGCTTGAAGTGCCAGATCGAAGCGAATCGCGTTCAGGTGGTTTGGCATCCTCCAATAGACGCCATCCTTCTCGTGCCACTTCTGGCAAGCGATGGTGTGGACGAACGGCTTCGGGTTCTTCCCGTCTGTGGTAATCTCACCGCGCAGCTCGGCGCAGTCCGGCTTTGAGCGGAGGGCTTGCAGGACGAGCTGAACGTAATTCGCTGCCACCTCGTCGTCATCGTCCACGAAGGCGACGTATTCCCCTCTGGCCCGCTTCATAAGTGCGTTCCGCTTGGCTCCGATGGAGATGTTCTTGCCGCGATTGTCGGTCAGGATTTCGACTGGGAATCCGCGAGCCTGCTTTTCAAGTGATGCCATCAGGCGACGCAGAAATATCGCACGCTCTGGCAGGGTGCAGATGAGGATGCTGAGGGTGAAGGGATTCATTTGGGGAAGCCAAGCGCAAGGTGCTTCTGATAGGTGGCCTTGTCTCGGTCCCAGAATCCAGAGTTCCGAATAAAGGTGTTATCCTTTCCGCTGGCCTTCATCCACTCGTGCTTAAACAGGCACAGGCTGGATTTGACACTCTTGCCCATCTTCTCCGACCGCTTCATAAAGTGGTCATCACAGAACTCCGAGATGTATTCCGGGTGGTAGATGTAGCCCTGCTCGTCGAAGAACTTCTTCCCCGCTATCGGCATCGTGTTCAGGCCGTGCTTGTTAAGGCCGTCATCAAAGTGCAGGCAGCCGTCCAGATTTGGGAAGCGCTTCATCATCAACTGCTCAATGGTGACATCGTAGTTGCGCACCTGTGGCACCATGTCGTCAGAGGCGAGGATGAGCACGTCGTAGTCACCCAGCTTGTCGAAGTTCGCGTTGACAGCCTCAATCTTCCCCTTCGACGCTCCGGTATAAACCTTCATGTCGCGCTGCCGGGAGATGAACGCCTGCACGTCGGCGGCGTGCATCGTCCGGTCGTCCTCGTCAATGGACACCACAAAGCGGACTGGATTGCGGCGGGAAAGGAATGCCCGATACTTCTGCACCTGCCGGATGAACTGCCCCGGCCTGCCCCTGGTGGGATACTTGATTACGAAGCGCATGTTGTTCTGTCAGATACTTGTCGTTCCGGGCTGTGCATCGGTCGCATCTAAACCGCCCGTCTTGGTTTAGCCGAATCTGTAGCAGGTCGAACTGGTCGTGGCAATCAGCGCATTCGTTCAGCGTTTCCTGCTCGTCCACTCCAATGATAGGCACTCGGAAGCCGTGGAATGGGACGAACGAAATCTTCATGCAGGCGTCGTGGTGGTGCCATCCCCATCAGTCGTGCTGGTGGCTCCGCTGCCGGTGGTGCTCGTGGAGTCGCTGCCAGTCGTCGTGGCCACGCTGCTACCGGGCGTCTCGCAAGGGGTTTCTATGATTCGGTCAAAGCGCATTGTGTTCCCACTATGAGATGACTATGTAAGGAGTCGGCTGCGGAGAGTTTTCTTGAGCGTTGCCGTAGAATCCTACTGGGCAGTTTCCTCCGGGAGCAACCGCCCACTGCTGACAAGAGAACTCGACTGCGATCCAAGCATTGTTAGTAGCTCCACCGGGGCATGTGGATTCATCCTCGCTCCATTGGTCCACGCCACAAGTCGTCGGAGCATACGCGCCTGTAAATACTCCCTGCCAAGAGCAAGGAGCATCAGCTTGCGGATCTCTGGTTATGGTTGCTGAATCAAGAACTGTCCCATCAGAGTCATACCATGTAAGCGTTAATTGCTCGGCGCAATCTTCACATTGCGCAAGCGGCGGATGCGTAGTTACAGGCGGAAGCGTGGTTACTGGATGCGGGAAGTCAGGAAGCACCACACAGCCTTCTTCAGCGGAGATTCCATTGGCTGCAACTCCATCAAGCACAACAACGTCGCCCGGTGCATACTTCACACCAGCAACAAACCCATCAAGGGTGACAGCGCTGCCATCCGCGCTGACAGCACTAACCTGACCAAGAATCCACTGCTGGTCCAAAACGAATGCCACCCAAGTTCCAGTAACAACCACTGCCGGAACAATGGTCCCATCTGGACCCAGCTTGGTGCCAATGTTGAAGGAGTAGCTGACCTCGCCATCTTGGGACTGCAACTCTTCGCAGTTAGGATCTTCAGGGTCTTCGTCAACGCATTCAATGCTGTGCGTGGTGTAGAACTTCGTGCCGTCTTCCAAATAGATGATCAGCTTGTAGTGCGACCCAGAGCTGGGACGACCGACCGACTCCCCAAACATCGCCCAAGTGTGTGGGTCTTCACCCGGCTCGTTCAAGTTGGTGGTGTAGGCGTTGTTGATCTGGCCTCCGTCATCAAGCACCAACGGGAAGGTGGCGAAGTTTCCATTGATGAGATACTGCGTGGACCACGCTCGGCCACTTGACCAAATGCCGTTCTCATCCGTCTCGAACATCTCCAGCCGCTTCACGGTTGAGCCAGCATTGAACGCAAACTCAAGCCGCCAGTTGATGTCCTTGCTGCCGTCCGGCGTGAAAATATACCAGCGACCAGCGCGGTCAGTGTCGGTGCAAAGCACTGTAAGCTCCGGCGCAGAACCGGTCTTCGTCGGGTCATCCTCGGGGTTCAGGTAGTCCTGCGCTGAGATGTAGTCAGCCGAATTCTCAGGTGACGGGCAAACCCCAAGGAACGCCACCGCGTTCAACGAAGTCCCCGCAGCCAGCCGGAAGGGGCCACTGTAAAGGAAGCTCGCTCGGGTAGGCTCCGTGCCGTCGGTCGTGAAGTAAATCGTTGCTCCAGGTGTGGCCGACGTAATTGTTACCCACGTCGGGAACGTGACGATGGCACCTGAAGGCGGGTCGAACTCAGGTGCTTCAACAGCAGCGCATCCAGGCACACCGCCACCAGCGCCACCGCTGCCTGCGCCTGCCCCACCACCGTTGTTGGGATACTGCAACGTGGCCTCGGTTGGAACACCAGTCTCAGGCGAAATGATGTCAGCCTGCCGCGCATTACTGCCTTCGCAGCCGCGCACACGGGTTTCCTCGCGGCAATCCCGCATGAGGCCGCGCAGAGCCATGATCCAGTCCTTCTCCGCCTGCGCTGCCGCCACGTCGTCCCGCTCGTAGTCCTTCAGGTGATTCCAGAGGACGTAGTAGCGCACCGCCCGCTTGAGCTGTGCGTTGTCCACCACGAGGTCAAGGTCATCCCAGTCGGCCTTGATGCCGTCCCACTCCACAATCACCGTCTCGGTGCTCTGGAGCCACGGCGCGAGGTAGATACGCCCCCTCTCCAGCGACCAGACACCATGCCGCGAGCGGCCCCATCGGGAATCCGTGGAGACTTGCGGCTGGTAGTGATGTCCGAGGGGCAGGCCGGGGTCAGCGAGGTATTCCGCATCGGTCGGCGTAGGAAAGTTCCCCTTCTGGCACGACGCACCGGGGAACCCGAACAGGCCGCTGAAGTTGGCGTTGCCACCACAGCTACTACACGAGGCAACCTGCTGCTGATACTTCAGGAGTTCACAGTGAGGAACCTGCTTGTAGTAGATGCGGGAGCACCACTGGTCAGGAGCCGCTGCTGATTCGAGCTGTGTCGCCGGGTCAATCTGGTCAATAACGGACAGACGACGAATCGTGTTGGCAATACTCCCAGCAACCAATGCGCCGGGAGCCTCCATCACGTTCAAGCCGCAGGTGTAGAACCGCGAGCAGGCCCGGTAGAGCTGGCTGTTGTTGTATTGATAGCAGTCCGCCCAACGCTGGATCTCAATCAACGCTTCCGTGAAGAACTTGTTGTGCGGGAGAATCAGGTTCTCCGCCTCCCCCTGTGGCCACAGGAGCGGCTGCAACTCGGACTTCAGGTTGGCGTAGGTGTAGGGCACGTTCAGGCTGCTACAGGCTCAGGAGCTTCCGCAAAGCGCTGCTTGCGAGGCCGACCCAGCCGGACTGGCTTGGGGGCGGGCTGCACCGCTTCAGCGAGGGTGGCATCACCCTTCGGGAGCGGCGTGTTCGGCTGCGCTTCAGGCTTGGGCTCACTGGGGTTGCTGCTGGCGGCGACGTCCACAGACGGAGCAGCCGCTTGTTTTCGGGGGGTGAGGTCGTTGCGGAGGACGCGCATTGGCCCGCCTAAGCTGGATAATTTTGTCGCGGGCTTGAAGTTCTTGCGGTTTTTTTTTAACTCGACGTAGCGAGCGTCGTCGATCTCGGTGATACCACGGCGATTGATGGACTTCACCAAGTCCTCAATAAGTTGACCCTTAGTGGCCGGGTCGAGGGCGATGACGCCAGTGTTACCCGGAAGAATCTCCCATGCGATAGTCTTGCCATCGCGGTCTTTGAAGATGTTTTGGCTGAGGATTGCTTTCTTGAAGTAGCGCATAGGCGGGACAGTATCCAAAGAAAACCGGGCCGTCCAGAGTTTCTGAACGGCCCGGCGCAATTTCTTGGGCCGCTGCGATTAGTCCGCAGGCGTGGTGGTCACACCGGAGCCATCGTTCGGATAGACGCTGCTGCCGTCATCCGTAGTGGCGTCAGGGACTTCCTCGCCGACGTTCTCCAACACGATGCTCGCACGGGGGCACTCAACGTGCATACCCATCGTGAAGCTGTTGAGCGTCTTCTGCTCCGTGTAGATTTTCGGGGTGCAGGCGTAGGTGGCGTCAATCCCCTGCAACGCATTGGGATTGGTCTTGGTGACAGTCCGATCCGTGGAGACGGTGAACGGGTAGATGCCCGCAAAGTCCAGAATCCAGATGTTCCGACCGAGCGAGGTGTTGCCGATGGCAGCCGCCTGCGTCACGAGGTCGTCGAAGAAGAAGTGCGTGACGACGTTGATGACCAAGCCCTGCGGCCACTCCAGCGGGTAACTGCGATAAGCGAAGCCGAACTCGGCCTTCTTGATCTGCGCAGGGTTGGTGATGCTGTAATCGCCACCCATGTTCATGTTGACCCGGAGCAGGCCGCTGTTCTGGGCGCTGTAGTAAGTAACCATCGCCTGATGGAACCGGCTCGCCGTCGAGGTGTCCATGAACAGGTCGATCATGTTGCTCGTGTCACCGTTCGCCTGGCGCGAGCGGAGCATGAGATACAACGTGCGGAACAGGTCGCTCAGGATGAGCTGGCCACCCTGAAGGTCCGCCACACGGTCGCACTCGGCGAGCTGTTCGAGGATGCCCACCATGTTCGCCCGCTTGCCGACGCAGCGCGAGCTGGTCGGGATGTCGAGGAACTGGCTCGCAGCCGTGGTGATGTCCTCCAACTGGTCGTAGGTGGACATCGTTTGGTTCACCAGCGGCTTGTTGTAGAACATGGCGTAGGCCATGCGGTTTTGAGCGTCCAGACCCTCCTGCCGGTTGACTTCCGCCTCGGGGAGGTCTTGGAAATCGCGGAAGTAGGTGTTGCCGCCAGCGAGCAGCGCCTCACGATACTGGTCGTAGAGTTCGCTCTTGCAGGTGGTGAACCGCATCGTCTGATACCACGCCGGATAATCAGAGTTGGTGATGTAGCTCGGAGGCTGATTGCAGAAGCTCTCCGTGACATCCTTGTTGTTGATGCCGCGAATCAGCCAGCCAGTCACGGGACTGGTGAGCTTGTCGGCATCCAAGTAGGAGCCGGAGTTCAGCGAGGACAGGACCAACCGGCCAGAGGTCGAGGTCAACGCGGTGGCGCTGACAATCTTCCACTGGGTTTCGGAGAGGCTGCCGCCATCGCCCGCCGACTGGATATACACTTCCTCGTCAGCGATGAAGGAGCGCACATCGAACGGAACGCCGGTCGGGCTGGACACGTCCACGCGCCAGTTTCCGCCGGACGCCTGACCGCCGCTGACGTTCCAATACTTGTTGTTGATCGGCCACTTGCGGCGAGCGATCACGAACGGGCGCAGCCTGGCAAGGCCAGCGGACTTCACGGCGTCCACGCGCTTCGACCAGTTCACGCGGTTCGCCATCAGGAAGTCGAACATGCCGACCTGCGAGGCACCGCACGCCTTGACCTCAAGCTGGAAACCAGCCAGAGCATCCATGATGCGGAAGTTGCCGTCCGCATCAGCGAAGACCTCTTCGATGTTGTCGGCGGTGATGACGGAGGCGTTACAGATCGTCACCGACCCGCAAGCCTGGATGTTGGTTCCAAGTGCCGGAGAGCACTTGCTGAAGATATTCGCAGATACGGCCATAGCTTTATCGTTATAGTTTGTTGTTGCTGTTCTGGCCGAGAACTTTCCCGGCTTGCTTGCAAGAACTATTTACCAAGCCACGCTTTTCCCCAAGCCTGAAGTAAAGTTTGCGACTCGGCTGGAGGGGCACCTTTTACGCCCGCCATTTTTGGCTGCAACGCGGAGGACGGAGAAACGGGTTTCTCCTCGTGTGTGATTAGCGGAGATTGCTGTTTAGCCGGGGCTGCGGCTGGCGCTTTCGGTGCGGATGCCACTTCGTAACCTCGCCGTTTAGCCAGCGTGATGATGCGATTTTCCTCTTCGTCGATCACTTTTTTCGCATCATTTTGCAGGTCCAGAGCCATAAGTTCGACGAAATCGCGCTCGTCGAATGTCCAGTGTTTCGCCTGCTCCACTTTGCTCATGCGGTGGAACTTTGCGCTCGGAACGAAGTCCTCGTGCTTGCGGTTGCGCTGGTCTTGTCCCTCCCACTGGTCTGGGCTCAGTTGCAACATGCGTTCCTCGACGCCTTTGCCGAACTCGACAATCTGGCGATGCAGTGGGTTGCGCTCAGTGTCCGGCTTCACGGCTCCACGGAACAGCTTCACCACTTCGGTCCCGAGCTTCTGCGCGGCCTGTGCGGCGTGAGCTAGCACGGGGGCGCGAACAGGGTCTTCCGTCTGGAGCGCCTCGAAGCGTTCCTGATTGATGGAGCCGTCGGAGTTCACCAGACCGCTGCCAGCCTTACCGAGAATTCCGCTCACTACGCTGGACGCTACACGAGCCCCTTCACGGGCCGCTGCGGGGTTCACCTCGGCGCGAGTGGCCACAGCTTCGAGCTTGGCGTCGAACGCCTTGCGCTCATCCTTCAAGCGGTGCTCGGCGATGGCTTCTGCCATGTGCTCTGCATCCACCTTGTTGATGGGGTCTTTCTCGAAGAACTCCTCGTGGTCGGCGGCGTTCGGGTCGAAGTCTTCGCCGGGATGCTCTTTGATCCAATTCTCCTCATACTTCCGCTGGGCTTTCAGGAAGTTCTCTCGCTGTTGAGCGATGTCCTTGTAGTCTTCCGGGTAGAGCTGCTCCAGCACAGCCAGCCGCTCCATCCGCTTCAGCTCGACAGGTGGGAGCGGTGCTTCCTTGGGCTCCTCCGCCTTCCGCTCCTGCCGCACCGCTTCACGGACGCCCTCACGCACGCCTTTGACGATGGACTCGGAGAGTTCTTCCTGATTGATGGCAGGCTTGCGCTCCAGCTCAGGAGCGGGCTTCGGCTTGGCAGGCTCCTCCGCTGCGGCCTTCTCGGGCTCCTTGGCGGGTTCCTTCTTGGCTTCCGGTGCAGGTGCGGGCTCAGGAACCACGGGGTCGGAAATCTTCGGGAAGTTCTCCGGCTTGCGCTCCACCTTGGGCTCTTCCTTTTTGGGCGAACTCTGAATCCAGTTCTCCTTGAACTGTTGAAGCAGATCCTTGGTCTTGTCCATTTCGGACACGGGGGCACCTTTCGGCGCATCTAGTGTGGCTGGCATGTGTTTTGTGGGGTTGTCAGATGTTTGTCTTCACCGTCTCGAAATGGGGCAGCTTGTCCAACTCATCGAGGACTTGCAGAAAGTGCCGGTAGCGCATGGCCGCATGAAAGTCGCCGCGAGAGGCTGCAATCTTTCCCTCATGCGGGTGCATGGCCCGCTCGGAACCGGCCATTGCGTGCTTCAATCCAAGGCTCTTCACCACTGCCTCAACCTTGGTGCGCTCAGACTGGGAGAGCCATTTGCGGAGGGACACCTGGTCCGGCTCCGGCAATGGGTTCGGCTCCAACTGGAGGAATGGGTTCTGTTCCATAAGGCATCTGCGGGGCCATCGGCGGCGGGAGCGGTGGGGCGCTCATGGCGTTCTGCACAATCTGGGCGAGCTTCTCGACGGCTACCTGCGTTGCGGCTGCACCCTGAGCCACTGCATTGACCTCCTGCGCCATCTGGTCGATCTGCTGCTGCTGCTTTCCAATCTGCTCGGCGGCAGGCTTCACCACCTGCTCGGCGACGAGCTGGGTGACTTGCTTCACAGACTCCTCGACGGCGCTCTGCTGGATCTGCTGCGCCATCTGAACCATCTGCTCCTGATTCGGCTGCTCCTCACCGGACGCATCCAGCTTGAAGTCCTTCCCGGCACCGCCAAGGCGGGCAGCCTCTTCCATGCCACGCAGGATGGTCTTCGCTCCGACTGCCTGGGCGAGCGGCTGGTTGGCAGCGATTGCCGACCACGTTTGCATCTGCACGGTGGCAGCCTGCGCATCAGTGCCACGGTCAGGGCCGTCGCGGGTCGAGGCCAACCCCTCCAAGAGCAGTGGAACGATCTTCTTCTTGTCCACGCGCACCTTCGCTTTCACCCGGCCACCACCCTTGTCGATCATCTCAAAGCCGAGCTTCTTGAGGAGTTCCTCAAGGTTGGGGATGTCGGGAGACACCAGAGCGACGAATCCGCTGTCCATGTAAGCCATCGAGGCGTTGGCGATCTGCGTCTTCCACGCATCAATGGCATCGTCAATGAAGGTGCCCGTATAGGCGACCCGGACACCGACGTTCCCCGCCACTGTGCGAATTTCCTCGGCGCTTTGCTGGTGGCTTGCCGCTCCACCAAGCTCCTGAGCACTGAACGAGAGCATCCGCTCCGCCATCGAGATGATGGTGTTCATCGTGTTCACCAGCTCCGCAGTGGACATCTTGGCGAAGTTGACCGTCTCAAAGGCTTTCCGGGTGTCCAGCCCTGCAATGGCGTCCTTCTCCTTGTCCATCTCCACGAAATTCAGCCCGCGAACCAGCATCTCGCCGGAGTTCTTCAAGTTCTCAATCTGAGTGGCGTTGACGATGTTCTTGTCGTAGAACGTGATGTTGGCGAGGTTCTGCTTCGCGGTCAGGAGAATCTGGCTGAGAATGTTCCCAAGCTGGTCTTGGAATGGAATCAACTCCAGCGCCATGCTGGCGTTCCGCACGCGGTTCCCGTCGGCGTCGTAGCCAGAATAGACGATTGGGTTGTAGGAAAGCGGCTCCGCAAAGATCACCGTGTCATCGGAGGCCATCACGAAGCGGAACCAGACAGGATGCGTGTAGGTGCCCAAGTCCCACTGACTCGGAATCAGTTCGCACAACAGGTCCGCTTGAAAAACCGCCTTGTCTTCGTCATCCACGCAGTAGAACGCTGCCCGATCTTCCCGGTTGGTGTCGCT